CGACGGCGGCAGGCGGAAGGTCGCACTTTCGCGGCCTATCCAGGCTTCCATCAGCGCGCGGCGACAGCGGCGTTCTGCTTCCTCGGGCGGAATGGCCATCGGGAAGGATTCAGAGGCGATGCGCGTGGTGTCGACTGTGATGCGTCGCGCTTCTACCTGTGCCGCGTCATAGTCCTCGTCGGCCCGCGCGACTTGCCACTTCAGCGCCTGCGGCAGTTCGGTTTCCTGCGCGCGGGTCAGTTCCATCACATCGCCCTGCGCCGAGGCGGGCGCGACCATGCTGTCGGGCGTGATGGTCGGACCGGCAATCCGGCCCCGCATCAGGAACTTGATGCGGCCCTCGCTTTCCACCGCATCGAAGCCGAAATGCCGGGCCAGCGTGGAAATCGACGCACGCGGGGCTTCCAGTGCCGAAATCACATACCCCTCGACTGCGCCCCAGAGGCCGGAGACGTCGATCAATTCCTCCGGCATTCCGGCGCGGAGACAAAGGTGGCGCACCAGTGCCGCTAGCGATACTGCGCCCAGCCGCCCGGTCAGCCAGTGCCCGAGCCGCCAGTTCGGCCCGTCTGTCCAGACATCGGTCAGTTCGGGGAAGAACGGATAGGGCCGGGCATCCCATGTCCAGGCGGCGCATTCGGGGACATGGACCATGCGGTTTCCATAGACGGAGGACACCGGGTTGTTGGCCGCCTGACCCCAGAACAGAAAGCTGGCTTCGAGATAGGCACGCTGGATCGCATCATCGCGCCAGCCCCGTGAGAAATACGGCGTGAAGCTTTCCGACGATTTCGGATCGAAGAACACGTTGGGCTGATTGGTGCCCCGGTCGATAGCCGGGCAGCCCAGTTCCGTGAACCATATCGGTTTGGACTGCGGAACCCATGCGGTCGGTGTCCCGCTTTCCACCCCGCCCGGGCGGTTGAAATGCGGATTCTGCCACCAGGCGCGCAAATCCTTGAAGCGGAAGACCCATGGCTTGGCCGCCGCACCATCGGTGATCGGCGTCCGGGTCTGCGTCCCCCGGTCGACCGGGCTGGCATAGAACCAGTCGAAGCCTTCGCCGCCGGTCATGTTGGCTTGCAGATAGGTCCGGTCATAGATTGCAGGCGCCAGCGCGGCGTCAGCGTGATCGAAACCGTCCCGCCAGTCCGACAGCGGCATGTAGTTATCGACGCCGATGAAGTTGATGTTTGCGTCCGACCAGAGCGGGTCGAGGTGGAAGAAGACATCACCTGAGCCATCCGCCGGATGATGGCCGAAGTATTCAGACCAGTCAGCGGCATAGCCGATCTTGGGCCCAGCGCCGAGGATCGTTCGGACATCGGCAGCAAGAGCCTTGAAGGCGGTGACCGCAGGATAGGTGCTGGCGCCCGAGCGGATGGTGGTCAGGCCGGGCATCTCAGTGCCGATCAGGAAGGCATCGACCCCGCCCGAAGCCGCGCAGAGATGCGCGTAGTGCAGCACCATGCGGCGCAGGCCCCAGTCAGAAGGCGAGCCGGTGAAGCTGACACTCTCGCCCGACACGCTGAAATTGCCCGGTGTCGCCGCCCCGAACAGCGCCGAAACTTGCGTTGCCGCCGTGCCGGTCTTGTCGACCGATCCGGCAAAACCCGGAGCGGGGGAACAGGTGATCCGCCCCCGCCAGGGGAACGCGGGTTGGCCGGGCGTGGCGGCACTGGGGCTGTAGGGGTTTGGCAGGGTGTTGCTGGGCGGCACGTCCATCAGCAGGAAGGGATAGAAAGTGACGCGCAACCCGCGCGCCTTCATCTCCTGGATCGCCTGCACCACCGCAAAATCCGCAGGCGTGCCGCCATAGACCGGCCGATCCTCGGCGTCGCGGCTCACCAGAAACGCATCGGCACGGCTGACGCCATTCACAACCCATGCCGAGGGCGTGGTGGTCTTGGCCGCCACCTCGACGCCCGGCCGCACCTTGCAGTTCCCGGCGCGCAGATCGTCGCCAAACCACGCGACAACCAGGCTGACGCTTTCCACAGCCGGAGCGAGGGACTGCAGCCGGTCCAGCGCCACCACGATGTCAGCGGTGTCAGTGATTGCGTTCAGGTTCTCAGCCACCGTCGCGCCACCCGAACCGGCGGTCTTCTTGACCGGCGCGGTCGCATAGCTGAATTCGCCCGATGCCGGGATCATCGTCACGGCCTTGACCAGCCCTTCGGCTGTATCGGGATCTGCGAGCGGCCGGAACACCTCGAAACTGATCTGGGGCAGGCGGTTGCCGAAGGCGCTGAGGTCCAGTTCCTCGAAGACGACATAGGCGGTGCCGCGATAGGCGGGGGTGTTGGCTGCGCCCATCTTGGCGGCGATGAACGGATCGGGGGATTGGACCTCGTCGCCGGGATACCAGCGCCATGTGACGCCGGTCATATCCATCGCCTTGCCATCCGCCCAGACCCGACCAATGCCGGTGATCTCGCCCTCGCACAGCGCCACCGCGAAGCTGGCGAAGTAGAGATATTCGGTCGTCGTGACCTTCGGCCCGCTACCCTTGCCACCGCCTTGGCTGGTGGTGTTGACCTCCTCGCGAAAATCGGTGGCCCAGATGATATTCCCGCCGATCCGCATGCGACCGAACAGGCGAGGGATCACGGCCCCTTCGGTTGAAGACGTGATGCGCAGGCTGTCGATCCGCGCGCCTTCGATCCGTTGGGCCGGGGCGAGGGACGAGACGATCCAGTTGTCGACTACTGAGCCAATGGCCGAGCCGATGAAACCACCAATTGCCGCGCCGGAAAAGCCAAGGATGGCACCGCCAAATGCGCCGCCAATCGCGGAGCCGACGGCACCGAGAACCAAAGTTGCCATTCTCAGCTTCCATGAAGTTGGGGATCGACGGGGGTACCGCCGCGAGGTTGATTGGTTGGGACCTTGGCTGTAGCCTTTTGAGATGGGCCACGCATTCGCTCCTCAAGTACTCTTGCAGATGCCGCTGATGGCGAACCTCGCGACGATCTGCGCCGAGGGGCCGCGGAATTCTCCGGTCTGGTTTCTTTGGGAAGACGGAGCCATCTGGATGCTCGGTGACAAGGGTGGCAGTTCCGTCAAACGTCTGAAGGCCGACCCCCGTTGCGCAGTTGAGCTCGTGCACTTCAGCCGTAAGGAAGGCCACCTCCTGCATCTTGGAATGCGCGGCTCAGCAACGATTGCACCGATGGACCCACGGCTGTTCGAGAGGCTTCTCGACAAATACCTCGGCGCGGATCGATCGCAATGGAACGCCTGGTTCATGGATGAAGTTGCCCGAGTTGACGATCCATCAGGCCGGTTGATCCGATTGGATCCAGAGACGTTCTACACCAACAACGTGTCCTATTTTCTCACTGGCCCGGAGCTGGCTTGGTCGGATGGAATGCCGCTACCCTGAGAGGCGGCATTGTTGGGAAACAGGAAAGCGAAGGCGATCTTGCGCGCCCAGATTGGGGTCAAGATTTCCTCGACGACGCCCAGCCGTTCGTAGGCGTGGATGAAACGATCGTGCTCGGTCAGGACCCCGACATGCTTGGCGATGGCACGAGATGCCATCCGGAAGAGGATCAGCGTGCCGGGCCCCGCCTCAGTGGGCGTGATTTCTGGCATCATCTGGCGCGCGCCTTCCGCCAGAACCTCACGCGGGCCGGTTTCACCCCAATCCCGGCTGTAGGGCGGAATGGGAAATGGCTCGTCGCCGACAACCTCGCGCCAGACGCCGCGCGCCAGCCCAAGGCAATCGCAGCCGACCCCGCGCAGGCTGGCTTGATCGTGATAGGGCGTGCCGAGCCAGCGCCGGGCGGTGGCGATGACCAAGGCGGGATCAGCGCTATTCACAGCACGTTTCCTTCATGGCCGCCGTCCTGGCTGGCATAGCGCAGGACTGCATCCTGACCCGGAATGTTGGGGAAGCCCCGGAAGTTGGCTGTGTTGGCGAACTTGACACTGCAGGTTGCGATGCGCTTATCGCAACCCGCCCGCGCGATGAAGCCGTCACCCTCGGCGATGGCGCGCACCGGGGCTTCCAGAAGGGTCAAGGTAGCGATGCTGCCATCCAGCCCATGAGCCAGCACCTCCGTGACGCGCCCGGCATTAGCGCCGCTCGTCCAGGTGATTGTGCCTGACGTGAACCAGCCCGCTTCAAACCCAGACAATCCAGAGGCCATGAACGCTCTGTCGCGCAACAGGTCCGTCACGACACCCGTGCCTTTGTAGACAGCGTTTTCCAGATCGATCCCGCAGCGCGCATCGCCAAGCGCAGCATCGCATCCCGCCTGAAACGTCCGCCCCACAGCCTGACCCAGCACATGCGCTAGGCTGCGCACCTCGGCCACGAATGCCATGCGGCCACGACGGATTTGCCCAACCGCACCCCGGCGCAAGAGCACGCGCTGGCTGGTGTCAGCCCAGTTTACCCGCCACAGCTCGACCGCCGCATTGTCCCAGCGCCCGTCGAGGATGTCGGTTTCGGTGATCCGGTCGGAGGACAGCACGCCGGTCGCATCCTGCGCATCAACGGCCAGATCGGAGCCAGCGCGGATTTCCGAGGCGGCAAACCCGCTTTCCGGCTCAAACTCGGTGCTATCGAAGGCCAGTGGGCGATCATGATCGGTAAAACCAAGTGCCACGCCGTCGGCGCGAATGATCCGCCAGCACCAAGAAAGGGTGGTGGTGCCATCATTAAGATGAGACTGCAGCGCTGGCGAAAGGGTTTTCATCGGCACGTTCCCGTCATGCGGTCGTCGAGGTCGGCGATCCAACCCGCCCAGTCGGGCGCCACGCCTGTGACTGTCGCGTTGGCGGGGAGGCCAAGGCGGGCTTCGGCATAGGCGGAACAGCCTGCATCACCAGCGCGCATCGTTGTTGTGCAGCCGGTCAGCAAGATCACCAGCACCGCGACCGTCCCGAACGGCCACGCGTCCGCGTTCCGTACGCTCAATCGTGTCCACCATTGCATCGCGTTCCCCTTCCAGTTTACCCACACGTTTGCCTTCCGCGCGGCCCCAGAGCCGCCCAAGGACGACACCTCCGGCGGCACCAAGGGCTGCAACCAGCCAGATCAAGATCTCAGCCATCACCCCGCTCCCCGCCCGACGCCGCCACGCAGAGGGCGGCAATGACCATACCCATCGTCCCGCCCACGATCATGCCGGCCAGAAACTCAAGCATCGCCGCGGAACCCACGTTCGATCCGGTCGCGCAGACCGATCAGACCAAGCCCAAGGCTGATCAGCGTCATCGGCGAGGCATCACCCGTCCCGGCGAGGATCGCGACCAGCCGCGCCAGTTCGGCAAGCTGGCCTTGGTCGGGCAGGAAGAGCGCACCGCTGCCGGTCAGTAAAGCGAGCACTCCTGCCCACCAGGTGAGCGATGTTGGTTGAAAATAGCGCATGGGTCAGACCCTCCGGGTGAAGTTGGAAAAGAAGGTTGCGAGGCGCGCGAGCCAGCCGCTCGGCGGTGCGGATGGTTGGGTCGGTGTCGGCATCGGCGGTGGCGCCGACAGGTTCGCCGGGCGCAGCAGAGCCAGCGCCTCGGTCTCGGTCAGTCGCCGGATCGGTCGCGAGAAATCCACGCGGCCGTCGCGATCCACCGCCCAGACCGGGATCATGCCGGTCGGATAGCGGCCATCCCGGAACAGATCGCGTTCGGCCTCGCGTCGTGTGCGGATCGCAGCGGGCCGGAGCCAGCCCATGAAAGCTTGCGCGGCGGCGGCGCGGTTGCCCGCGTTCAGATGGCGGGTCAGCGAGGCCTTGGCGATGCCACCGGTATTGTAGTGGAAGCTGACCAGCGCATCGAACTCGTGCGGCTCCAGCGGCACCTTCACCGCGCGCAGCACCTCAGCCTCGTAGGCGACGATGTCGGCGCGGAAGAGCCGAAACGCCTCGCGGACCCCGGCATCGAGATCGGCGGGCATACCGCGCGGCATCTGGGCCGGATCGGGCGGCCCCGCCGAGGCAGTGTGGCCGATGCCGAAGGTCCAGACGTTCTTCACATCGAGATAGGGTCCGGGCACGAGTCCTTCGTGCCGGACAAGGGCCAGCAGGCCCCGGTCGGTCATGTGCATGGGATTACCCGAAAAGAGTTGAGAGGATCAGGATCAGCGCGGCGACCAGAAGGCCGATGCGCAGACGGTGGCTGAAGGCTTTTGCCGGATCGGAAGCGTCGCACCGGATGGCGCGCGCAAGGCGGAGAAGTTCATGCATCGGGATTGCCCCCCTTGCCGCTGCGCAGCCGGGCGAGCACGACCTCGATGAAGGCAGGGCCGAAGACACCGACCAGATAGGCGGCCGAGCCCGCCGCACCCCCGGCCGGGATCGCTTGCGATGGCAGGCCAAGCCAGGCGGTGATGACCGCCATCGACAGGCTGCCCATCCCCGCCGCGATCAGACCGCCGAGCAGGATGTGGCGCAACGCATCGCGCAGCCGCATCCGCGTGGTCAGGGCGTTGGTCGCCCCGCCCAGAGCGCCCCAGGCCGCGAGGATGACGGCGGTGGACGTCGCAAGATCGCGCAGCACAGCTGCGACAAAGCCGGTTTCTTCGTTCATCGCCGGATCTCCAAGAGCGGAATGGATGTGATCGACCCGAGACGCTCAAGGTCGAGGGTAACGTCGAGCATGTCGGTGTCGAAGCGGACGGGGACGTCGAACTCGAAGCCAGCGGTGATCGCGACGCCCGCGCCGGGGGCGGTGGTGAAGGTAATGCTGCCGGTGGTGGTGTCGGCGCTCCAGCCGGCCATCTGCTCGACCCCGTTCAGGGCGATGCGGACAGTGCCGGCCACCGGCTTGGCGATGGCACGGGTCCGGCTTTGCGCGCCGGAGGTGTAACGCTTCAGCAGGGCGAAAGTGGTGACAGCACCATTGCCGGTGCCGATCGGCTGATCGATCGGGGCCACCGCCTGCGACGGCAGGCAGGATTTGTAATCCGCCCAATCCTTGTGGCGAAACCCGTGCAGGCGGCCATTGCGGGCCTCGAAGAAGGCCACGACCGCCGCCAGATCGTCAGCGCGGCGGATGCCATAAGCCACATCATAGCGGCGTCGGCTGTTGGCCCAGCTGGCGTTGCGCTCCTCATCGCCGGAGGCCAGTTCGACCACTTGAGTGCGCCGTTCCGGTCCGCCGCGCGCCCCGCGGCTGATGTTGTCGGGAAAGCGGACCTCATGGAATGCCATCACATGCCCCTCCGACCCAGTGACACGGCGCGGGCAATATCGCTCGCCAGTTGCGTGCGCGATTGCCGGAAGCTTTCGGCATCGCGGGCCATGATGGTGACGTTGACTGCGGGTGCGCTGGACTGGCCTTGGCCGTATCCAGCTGCTTCACGGTGGGAAAGGACACGCTCGCCGCGTTGCAGGATCGCCGGAACCTCGTCGGGCTTGATCCCGGCCCAGCCACCTGCATGCATGCGTGGGGCATTCGCGAAGGCCAGAGCCGGAACCATGCGGCCCGGGCCCGGCGATCCGACCATACCACCGGCGTGCAGGATGTTCGCGAAGATACCGCCCGCACCGCCAAGTGCGCCTGACAACGCGTTAGCGATCGGCCCGAGGATGAAGGTCCGCGCTGCCAGCTTGGCCAGATCGGCAATCATCGACGTCACCAGATCGCGGAAGTCGAGCTTGCCGGTCTTGACGAACTCACCCACTGCGTTCTCGGCCGAGGTGAAGGCCCCGACCAGTGCCTGACCGATATCGCCGCCGATGTTGCGCGCCTTGGTGGCATAGTCGGCGAGTGCCGCAGTCACCGCGCCCCAGCCGGTTGCGGCCTGATCAGCCCCGTCAGCCGCCGCCGCCCCAGCTTCGCGCGCCGCAGCGCCCGCGCTTCCGGCAGCAGCTGCGGTGTCGTCCAGTTCGGTGCTCAGGGCATCCGCCGACCTGGCGGCTTCTGCCAACGCCGTTTCGGCATCCGATCCGGTGCCGGTCACCGCGTCGCGCAGCGCCTGCCAACTGGCCAGCGGACGACCCGCAGCATCGGCCAGCATACCTGCTGCTTCGCGGTAACCGTCAGACCGGCCACGCGCGTCGTCTGCCATCGTGCCAAGCCCCAGGTCGGGCGGCTCAAGGTATGTCCGGGACAGCGCCGCCGAGAAGGCATCGGCGGCTGCAGCGCCAGCAGCAGTTGCCGCGCCCTCAAACGGGTTGCCGATCCGCGCCAGTTCCACCGGGTCAAGCGTGCCGATCCGGACTCCGCCTTCGCCCACCGCCCAGTCCGGCAGCAGGTCCAAGGCAGCGTTCAATCCGTTGATGAAATTGTTGATGCGCGTGACGACGCCGTTCAACATCGCCTCGA